ACTCCATTTGCTATTGCTATGAAACACTTTCCTGAGTGTATAGTGGAAGACGCAGTACAGTCTTATCGTAATTACTACCATGTAGCTAAATCCTTCGCTAAGTGGGAAAAAGGAAGACCTGCGCCATCTTGGTGGGAAGGCTTCAAAGGTTGCGTAACATAAATAAAATAAAAAGTTAAGGAAAAAAATGTTAGAGTTTTTGAATTTTAGCGAAGTAGAACTATGGCTTCTTGGCACAGCTATTATTTTTACTTTTGTTGGTGGATGGATGGCGCAAGATAAAAGTCATAATAATACTGCAAGAATCATTGAAGCTACAATCGATAGGCTTATTCGTGAAGGATATGTAAAAGCTCAAGTAAAAGAAAATGGAGATATAGAGTTATTGAAGCATGACGATGCAGGATAATATGAAAAAGTATATTATTATCGAGCCGGAAGACGGAGTATTTTTAGGAACTACTGGTAGACCTGAAGCATCAGCTGTTATTGATGTTCCTCGTGCTGCTCGAGTAATAGCTTTATTTTCTGGAAATAACATTTTTGATTTAACAAAAGCTGCGGCATTCTTTGAAAAAGAACACGCTAGCGAATATATGAAAGCTTATATCAAAAGGCCTGGATCCGCTGCTTTTGTTGCAGAAGTAGAGTCAAATAATACGTATCCATACGTAGAAGTTGTTGATATCGTAAAGGCCGGATATGGCGAATATGTTTGGGATATGATAGATTGTTTACCAATGTCTAGTGAAGCAATTCACTAAAAAAATTTAAAATAAAATGAAAAAAAGTGAAATTAACCGTTGACATTTGTTTTGAAAAGTATTATATTAATAATATAAGGTAAAAACAAAGGGAATCAAAATGACAAATCAAACTCAAAAATTCTGGTTAGAAACTCCTCTTACAAAAGTTGAAAATCTTATTCAAAATTATCGTTCTTGGGCAAAAGAAAGCGATGAGCTTTTTGAAATGTATGAAGATGATCGTAAAGATTTTGAAAAAGCAGTTGAACTTTTCCGTTCTGGAGATTCTGAAAAGCTTGCAAAACATGTTTGCTATTTAGATACCTCACCTCGTGAAGAATTGGTTGAAGCATTTTACTTTGACTGTGGGAATGATTTCATTAGAGATATCCTTGGATATGAAATGTCTGAGTCTTGGATAGCATATAACTCACAAGGAGCAGCCGCATAATGCTAGAAATAGTACTTTATAACCTTATCTTTTGGACTGTGTGGATTTTCTTGTCTACGCTTCCAGCTCGTATCATGCAATTTCTTATAGATAATCATGATATCGAAATACTGCCCGACGACGGAAATCTTTTTAAAAGATTTTGAAAAAAACCGTTGACAATTCGCTTTGAATAGATTATATTATCTATATCAAATGAAAAACAACCTAAGGAACTTATATTATGGCACACGAACTTGAAATGATTAATGGCGTAGCTCAAATGGCATACCGTGAAAGCAAAGGTAAGCCTTGGCATGGTCTTGGAACTCCAGTCTCTGACGACATGACTCCTATCGAAATGATGAAAACAGCTGGTCTCGACTGGGAAGTAGAAAAAGTCGATACTTACTATCGTTACAAAGGTGATAACCACCGCACTGGCAATCAAGCACTTATTCGTTCAACAGACGGTAAAATTCTTACTCAAGTTGGCGAAGGTTGGAACCCAGTTCAAAATGCTGAAGCTTTTGACTTCTTTACAGATTTCGTAAAAGCTGGTGACATGGTAATGGATACAGCTGGTTCGTTGAAAGATGGACAAATTGTTTGGGCATTGGCTGACGTTCGCGACGGCTTCTCACTCTTCAACGGTGATGATGTCCGTGGTTATCTTCTTTTCTCTAATCCTCATCAATATGGTAAAGCAATCGACATCAAGTTCGTAATGGAACGAGTTGTTTGCAATAACACTTTGGCTGTAGCTTTGAACGAAAAGAACCAACCTGCAGTACGTGTTAATCACCGTTCAGTATTTGATGCTGAAAAGGTAAAAGAAATTCTTGGTCTTTCTCATAATAAAGTTGAAAAGTTTAAAGAAGCAGCAGAATTCCTTGGCAGCAAGCAATATAGCCGTGCTGATTTGGAGCGCTTCTTTGGTAAAATCTTTGGTGAGTCTAGCCGAGAAGATAAAGTTCTATCTCGTACAGCAGAACGTGCTGTTGAGGTAGTAGAAAACCAGCCTGGAGACCACTTCCGTCCAGGAACTTGGTGGAATGCTTACAATGCAGTCACTTACTTGACTGACCATGAACTTTGCCGCAGCCAAGACACACGTCTTACAGCCGCATGGTTTGGTGGAAATGCAAAACGTAAAGTTGATGCATTGGATCTCGCATTGGAAATGGCTGATGCAGCTTAAGGAAGTACTCTTCTGGGGAGTATGGGGAGGCTTATTCCTCATACTCCTCGATTCCCTACAATATCTCTTATAGGAGAATAAATTGAAAATACTTATTTTTGGTTTGCCAGGATCTGGTAAAACCACTCTTGCTAAACCACTAGCAGAACTTATCAGTGGAGTTCATATTAATGCTGATGACGTACGTGGTCATTATAATGACTGGGATTTCACTCCTGAAGGTCGTATGAGACAAGCAATGCGAATGCGATACTTAAGTGATGGTGTTGTAAGAGCTGGCAAAATTGCAGTTACTGACTTTGTCTGTCCTACTGAAGCAGCTCGTTTAGAGTTTGATCCTGATTTTACAATTTGGATGGATACCATTCACGAAGGACGGTTTGAAGATACAAACAAAATGTTTGAAAAACCACCTAAATGTGATTATCATGTGTCTGAATGGTTTAATGATACTCATTCTCAGTTGCTTCCAGTTATAGAGAAATGGATGAAAAGATGAGTCAGCAAACCGTATCTAGAAAACGGCATTTAGCTAAAGCAGTAACATGGCGTATTATGGCGAGTATTGTTACTGCAATTATTGCTTGGTTTTTTGGATTACCTCCGAAAGCAGTAGGAGCTGTTTTCGTGGCTGATCTAATTATCAAGTTCGTGCTTTATTATGGGCACGAAAGGATTTGGTACAACTATATTAAATTTGGAGTAAAAAAGGATGTATGATAAACCGGAGTTTGATTACCAAAAGCCCACCGCTCAAATGCTTGGCAGGTGGCAGCCGTGGCATGATGGCCATACGGCTCTATTCAAAAAAGCGCTGTCAGTCACAGGTCAAGTATGCATCATGGTTAGAGATGTAGGTGGTATCGTTGGCAAAGATGCCGGCGGTGGCCGAACAGTAAAACAAGATGATAACCCTTTTGGCGAAATACAAGTAGTTGAAGCTATTGAAAAAGGTTTAGAGAAAGAGGGCTTCCATAATGGACACGAATATATTATTATCTGTGTGCCTAATATCGTTGATATTAGCTACGGGCGTGGGGTTGGTTATACGTTTACTCAACACGACCTCGGAGAAGAAGTACACAGTATCAGCGCCACAAAAATCCGCAAACAATTGCGTGAAGAAGGCAAACTATAACTATAAAATCCACGAAGCCGATAAAGCCGGCCATCGCAAATACACATCAAAATATGAGGACTTATGCCAATGAGTGATTTACCATCAACAATTACCGATGAAGACCGTAAAAAAGTACAAGGTGCTTTGAAAGAAATGTCTGACTCTATGACTCGAGTAGCAGCTGAAAAAGATCTACAAAAAGATATTGCTCAGCGTATGCTTGACGAAGTTGGAGTCAATAAAGCAGCATTTAATAAACTTGCTCGGATTTACCATGCTTCAAATCTAATGGAAGAAGCTGCTAAAAATGAAGAGTTTATGGAATTTGCTGAAGCTATTATGGCACCGCCTTCACGGCAGATTGAGAGTCAGTAATGTCTGTCAGAGATGAATAAATGAAGTGGCTCATCGTAGTAATATTTGCTAATGTTCAAGGAGATTTATATATCTTTACTGATCCTACTTTTGATACTAGAGAAGTTTGTATGCAAAGTATCAATGACAAGGAAGATCAAAAGAAATATGTTAGAAAATTAGTATTAGAATATGGAAAAGTAATGCCTATTCGTGGTATTAATTGTCTGCAAGAAGATACAATAAGACAAATCTTAGAAGAACATCAAAGTGAAAAAAACGGAGTTAAAACGTGATCCGTTGGTATGATTATATTGCAGCCTTTGTTTTTGCTGATATCATCATGACTCTAGCATTTTCAATTCCAATGTTTGGTTTTGTTGCAGCTTATATATTATATGAGTATGGATGGACTGGATATTGTGAATATAGAAAATCAAATGAATAAAAAAGGGGAGCTTTTCAGCTCCCCAGTTTCGTTCGGTTATTCCCGACTTCTTATTAGAAGAGGTTGGAGATTGCAACTCTGCGGTAGTAAACGTTAGAGTTAACATCCAATGCACCAAGACCCTGTGCAGTGCCTTTAGCGAATGGGTTAGCAACCATACCATAACGGGTTTTAAATCCGATTTTTGGCTGGAAGCTGTTCTCACCAACTGCGCGTACCATCTGTAGTGGAACGTATGGGCAATAGAAGAGACCTGCGTCGAATGCTGAAGTACCTTTGTATCCAACAACCAAGTAGTTACCAACCGCATATGGGTCAATATATACTCTGTAACGACCGTTAAGAACACCGGCGAATGTGCTGCCTGTGTCATCAACTGCGAGGTTGTTACCTGCGATAGCTGGGGTATAATCAAGAACTCCTGCCATTTGCAATGCTGATGCAACATCAGAAGAACAGATAACAATGTTACCTTTTCCTCTACGAGTAGCTTTTGCAATTGCGTTTGCTTCTTGCTC